GGCCCCGTCCCCGAAAAAGCGCACGGTTCCCTGTGCTTTGGTCGCCTTTTTGCGTTCCAGCGCGCGAAGCTGCGCATGATGATCCAGGTACTCTCCCTGAGCCGTCTGAGGGAAGCACTGGCGGTTTACCCAGTCAGCCTGTACGTACAGGGAATAGATCTGTGCCGCCGCGGCGTACAGCCGCGCGGACAGATCCCCGCCCGGACTGATTTCCATGCCGGTGCGTGCGGTAAAATCCGCCTGCATATCCGAATAAAGCTCTTCAACTGTTTTCATCTGTCATTCCTCCCAAGGGGACACTCACCTCCAGCGGTTCCCCCTGCCATTCCAAATCCACCTTGACCTGCGCCACAGCTCCCTGCTCGCTGTAGGTCACACCGGTCACCCTCACATCCTCGTCTTCCAGCGCCTGACAGACATACCGGGTGCACAGGGTCTGTCGTACGCTTCTCTTTTCCTTGGTCAGCGTATGCAGCTGACTTCCCAGCTGCGGCAGGAAGGGCAACGCGCCCCGTTTGGCCGTCAGCTTGAACAATACTCGCTGAATCAGAGCCTCGCTCCCCTCCAGCCGACAAAAGTCTCCCATGCCGTTCGGCACAAAATCGCCGTTTGTCATTTGCAGTTCCGTCATATTATCCTCCCTGCTCCGCCATAGCGGCAGCCACCGCGGACCGCACGAGTTCTTCCAGCGGCAGTCCATTTACCGTCACAGCACCCTGTATCGCCACCCGGCCGTTTTGCGTCAGCTTCACGCCGCAGCCGGGCCCTGCCAGTTCCACTTCGCCCGGCTGCAGCAAATCCTCTTTCCGGTTTTCTCCGGCCAGAATACAGGGCGATTCGCCATCGTTTCCCGTCTTCAGCACCAGCACCGCTTCACCGGTCCGCGGCCTCCACCGATACCCTCCCGGTGCCATCACCGGCAGCCAGCGCCGTTCCGACCCAAGAAGAACCCCGCTTTCCGTGCCGGACGCGGTTACCACACCAACGTCAGCAATTCCCTGCCGATCCGTATTTGTTCCTTTCATGCGGCTTGCTGTCCACATCACATCTCACCTCACAGCATTGCATCGGGCGGAACCAGTTCCATGCGAGTACGGTATCCTCTTCCGTCCATACTCACCGCAGCCTGCGCCACTCTCCACAGGCCGTTGTGGCTCCATCCGGTCCGTTCCAGCCTGACCACCTCTCCCGGCCAGGCACAAAAAGGCAGCGCTACCTCAACATCCAGCTTCACCTGCTCCTTCTCAGAACACTTCAACTGGTATTCCCCCTGATAGCGCATGGTCTGATAGTTGCTTTTCCCCGGCATGGTAACCATTCGTCTGCACTGTCCTCCGGCCTCTTTGAACGCTGCATTGACCACCCGATGTATTTCCGGTGATTTTCCGGCTTCACGCACCCAGATTTCAGACAGAACTCCATAGCGTTTATTTCGCGCGCTCAGCGCAGTCACCGGCACACGATCATGGATCACCCCGGTCACATCATCCCGCCACCGGCTCAGGACCAGCCGTCCCTGTCGGTCAAAGCGCGGCGTTACTCCGCCGTGATAGCAGACAAACTGATACAGGACCGACCACTCGCTGGATCCGTAATCCACAGCAAACCGTTCCACCGCCGGAAATCGCTCTGTTTGCGCCACTTGGATCCCGTAAGGCTCCACATGCTCTTTCAGAATGTCCTGAAGTGTAGCTACATCGTAATCGTTCCCCACCGCTTCGTTGTCCAGCAGCAGAGCCGCCATCCCCCGCCCATTCACTTCAAGGCGGCAGCCCTGTTCCGACCAGGAAACCTCACTCTCATCCACCACACCGGCAAATACCAGTTCCTTTTCCCGATAGGCCTCAAATCTTGCCGCATCGTCCAGCAGCCAGTCGTTGGCAGTATTCCACAGGCAAACCACACGGAAGCTGTCACAGGGCGTCCCGCAGCCATATTCCAGTTCCCATTCCAGCAGTTCCGGCAGCTTCCTTCGCGTTCCGTCCCCCAGGATCAGATATGCCGTCACCGCACGCGCACCTCCTGCCCCACCCGGATCAGGTTCGGGTTCTTGATCTGGGGATTCATCTGCAGGATCCGCTCCATCGTGATCCCGTATTTCTTTGCGATGCCCCACAGCGTATCCCCTTTTACCACGGAATAAACAAGTTGACCGGAGTGTTCGGTCCGGTCCTCCTGTTCCGTGGCCGACTGTTTTTCCACCGTGTCGCTGTAGTACTCCAAATCCTCCCAAAACACAAAGGAGTAGCTTACGTAGTCCGGCCTCGGCTCCTGTTTCAGGGAAAGCTCTACAAAATAGGCGTTGGCCGCCTGCCACAGCGGATGGATCAGGGTGCCGGCCCCCGGGCTGTAAAACACATTGGCCAGTGCACCGAACTGCGCATAGGCATCCGGTCCGGCAAACTCTCCCTCTCCCCGCATCACCCTGCAGCTGCGGCCCAACTCCTGCAGATGGTACAGGCCATACGGCACTTTGTTCTGCACCATTTCCCGTTCATAATCGATCGTGTATACCCTCGGATTATGGGGCCATATGTAATCCTTGTATCTCATGGGGCTCAAATTCACAGGCCCTCTCCCTCCTTTTCCTTACAACAGCCTCAGCGGACCGTCATATCTGCGGGCATCCCGGGCAAACGCAGCATCCACCAGCGCCGCATAATCGACCGTATTTCGCTTCCGGTCCACCCCTCCACGCACGGAACGAACATCCTGTCCGCAGCCCGTGTCGGCAGCGCTGCCCGGTTGAAGGCTGCGTTTTTCCCAACGCTGTGCGGCCTGACGCAGCCGCGCCATCCTGTCCGAGATATTCCGCGCCGCACCCTGTATCGTCTGCGCCGCATTCACCGTGCGCACGCTCTGTGCTGCAGCCTGTACCGATCGTCTTTCCTTTTGCGTCAAACTGTTTTCCCGTTCCCTTTGCAGGGCTTCCGCCTGCAATTCAGGCCCGCTTTGCAGTTCACCCGTTATGTCGGCAGCGCTCAGAAGCAGCCCCGCCGTGTCCCAACGGTATTCCCACTCGTTTTCATCCGCGTCCGACTCTCTCAGCAACGCTTCAAGAACATCCGTCATTTGCTTCCCCCCGCTTTAAAGAGGCAAATCTTGCCTCATCGAAGTTGTCGTTGACGCTTCCCTCGCTCCGTGCAAGGGGAACGCCGCACACGGTGCAGCGCTCCTCCATCGTCCGATCCAGACAGGTCGGACAAAGCCCCGCCAGCGCCTCCTCATCGTCCAACAGCAGGTTCAGTGCGCACCACAGAATATCCCGTGCCTTCATCGCTCGGACGCGATTTTCCGTGGGCAGGGCTGAAAAGGATCGCAGCACGCGCCAGTACAGCCGCTCCTCCCGGGCGTGCTCCAGACTTTTTTTAACGCTTCCACCCGACCGCTTTCGCTGTTGAGTCCGGGGTTGACCTGCGTATTAAACTGCGCCCACCGTCCGGCCAGCGTCTCAATTTCTTCCACGGTCAGCTGCTCCAGAACATGGCTTCCATCCCGAAAGATCGGCTTCCCGTCCCGCAGCAGCGCCCGGGACAGCAGGCAGGCGTTGGAGCACAGCGACCGCTCACGCCCATCCCGGGCCAGCCACTGGGCCTCCCGTCTGGCCTCCAGCACCTCCATGGCACTGATGAGCCGCAGATTCCGGCCGTCCTCCAGCTCCAGTTCAGAGGGTCCGTCCAAAAGGTTGCTCGGCATCCTTACACCTCCGTCTCAATGCGTTTGGATGCCACCACAGTGACCTTTTCCATCACCATATCGCCCAGTCCGGCCTCTTCACTGATGGCGCTCCATTGGCAGTCGGAGTAAATGATTCTGCGGTCAGGCTTGCAAATCACCAGAGAGAAGCCCTCCAGCGAATAAAAGTCGATACCGTCCCGAATAGCGTTGTCCGTGGCATACAGTCTGGACAGCTCCAGCACATGTTTCACCGGTCCGGCAACGGTCGCAACAGGCTCTTTCTCGCCGAACGCCTCCACCTGAGTGCTGGACTTGGTCGCCTTGGCGTTGTAGCTCTGGACCACGGCCACTTTGGTGCCGTTCACTTCCAGATAGATGTCACTACTGGTCGGAAATCCTGTGATCGTCATACAGTTCCCCCCTTATACCGTAATATGAGCACTCAGCCAAATCTGGTTGATACCGTGGGTCACGGTAAAGGAAAAGTCTACCAGACACCGTGTGGGATCTTCGCTGTCGGCACTGACGCTGACCTGCTCATACCCGGTAATGATCTCGTGAGCCAGCTTATTTTCCAGTTCCAGAACCACCTGGGATCGAATGGCACCTCTGCTCTGAGCCGTATTTTTCGCGCGATGGAATCGGCTTTTCAGCGCATTGCGAACGGTCGGGATCACGTCATCCACCACCAGAACGGCGGAAAGATCCCTCCATGTGCTGTCCGCGGCACCGTTGGTGGTGGTTCGGGTGGTCACGCCCCGTACCACGCTGACCACACCGCCCACCGCTTCCACCGGTGTCACACCGCCGCGGATCAGCACGTCCAGTTCCTCCTCCCGGAACTGCCGGTTCAGTCCGTACAGTCCGGACACCTGCGCGCCGCCCAGAGGGATCGCGGGATCGCTTTCTCCTGCAATGACTCCGGCCACCGCCGCAGCCACCTGCACCCCGGCCAGTGCCTCACCCTGCTGATCCACGCAGCCGGGCGCCACCAGAACCACACGCTCACTGTTCAGCTGCGCGGCCCGCTCCACCAGTTCCCCGACGGTTTCTTCCATATCGCCGGCTACCACCGCAATGCGTTCCCGCTGTGCGGCAGAGGCGGTCAGCACACTGTCCCGCAGGGCCTGCTGAACCTCCACCACAGTGCTGTCGCAAACTGCTACCGCCAAATCCTGAGTCTGGCCCATGATCTCAAAGGCAGCCCGATAGTCGGTCACACTGTCCCCCGCGACAGGAAAAACTACAGCCTGTGCTGCTCCGTTCTGCAGCAGGAGCCTCACCAGTGCAGCCGCGTTATTTCCGGCTTCCGCACCGAACACCGCTGCCGCCTCCTGATACGTGTTGATGGTCCACATCGTCTGGCCGGGATTATCGAGTCTGACCGCCAGACCAACCTTCTTTTTCCCTGCGCTTCCACTCACCGCAGAGGAGGCGGCATAGGAGGAATACACCCCCGGCCGCTCATGTACTGTGATACTCAAGTGTTTATGTCTCCTCTCAATGTAAAGTTCAGGAAGGTGTCCGCCTCATCACCCGCGGTATACATCCACCCGGTGCACACAAGATGCCCGCGCAGCCGCAGCAGACCTTCCTTCCCGTCATATTCCATTTCGTCGCCGCTCAATTCCCGCACGCACAGCCCAAGGGGTTTTTCCTCCTGCAGAACCAGCAGCAGGCGGTCAAAGACCCTCCGGCAAGCCGTCGCACCGATTTCGGGAGGTGCGAGAATATCCAGTGTAAAGGTCAACTGTGCCCTTCGGCCGTACACTTCCTTTTCCTGTCCGGTCGCTTCATCCGCACACTGCCCCAGATAATCCTGTAAGCCCGCGCTTTCGCAGCTCATCTGTTCCAAAGAAACCAGAACCACCGGACGCTTTGCGTCCATCCTGACCTCACCGGGCCAGGAGGCCAGTGCCTCTACCCCTCGTTCGCAGAAAAAACCGGCTATCTTTTCCTGTATGGTTTCTGCCGTCATTCCATCCCCTCCCGGGCTCTGTTGGCAAATACTGCCCACCAATATGTCAGCCGGTCTCCCGCATAAATGGGCTGTACCGACCGGGCCTGATACATCTCTTCGCCCACCTTCACTTTACAGGCACCGTCCAGCGGGATGTCAGCCGGCCCCAAATAGAGAAAGCGGTCCTGCTTCGCCCACCCAAGGGGCGTGGGGACGGACTGCTCCGTCCCCTTGTCCCGTTGGGGCTGAAAGAATGCCCGAGTACGGATGCCCTGAGGGACATCCTGTGTGTATACCGTCACATTCTGCCCGTACCGGGCCAGAATGCGGGAGAATGCTCCCTGTGTCACTGCTCTCACACTCCATAGAAGAAAAAACGTTCATCCTTCGTCCATGCCGACATCAACCGTCTGGCCTGAGCCCGCAGCAGTCCGGCCTTTTCCCCTCCATTGCTTTTTCCGACACTCACGTCACCCGCGCGGAAGGATTCTGCCTGCCCGGCCTCACGACTCACTTCCAGTCCGGCCAGAACCAGCCACGCCCCGGCCAGAACAAAGGCCTCCGGACAGTCCCCGGGGCAAACGCCCTCACGCAGCTGCCCGGTCAATTCGTCCCGGGCCGCGGCACAAAGGGTGTTCAGAAGTCCCTCTTCCTGCTGCGTCGTCTGGCCCAAAGTGCGGGCCAGCTCCATGATGCGCTGCGTCATCACACGCTCAGCACCTTGGAAGCATCGGAAAACAGCTTGGCAAAGCCGCTGATGCTGGTGATGGCAGCACGCTCCAGCTGACGGTCGATGAGCTTGTCGTACTCGATCATCACGTCACTGCCCTGTACCATCTCCAGAGCGTAATTGCGGTCCAGACCGATGATCTTGCCCTCGGGCAGGGCGGAGGTACGCAGCAGAGTCGCGCCCAGAGGTGTGGTCAGCTTGCCGGTGCCCTGGAAGTTCAGCCCGGTCATGGGATTCTGGAACTCAGGCAGCTTGAGCATCTTGACCATCATGTCATTGCTCACCAGCAGGGTGTTCATCTCATAGGGGTCGAACTTGGCCCAGAAATCCACCAGATCCTCATAGGTCAGCGCGCCGTTGGACGCCACAGAAAACTCCTGTGCGGCGTTGCCGTTGCCGTCACCGTTCATAAGCACCTCAATGGCGTCCTCCAGATGCATGCGGTTGATGTGAGCACCAATCTGGCGCAAAGTCACGGAGAACAGATCCAGTTTCTGATATCGAATGGCCTCGTAGGACGCCACCAGCATACGGCCGCGCTTATGAAGCTTGACCAGATTGTCCTGCACCTTCACCGTGGTACTGGGAATCACAGCGCCCTCTTCCACATGACGCAGCTTCTTGTCCTCGCCACCGGCCTCGGTGGTGATGGAGCGGTAATCCATGCCGTCAAAGCGAGTCACCGCAGCGGTAATGTTGGGCAGCAGATTCTGCTCCTCCATACCCTGACGCACGCTGCGGGCGATGTACTCAGGGAAGAGCACGGCGGAGTCGGCGGTGCGGAAAAACTTCTCCACCACGTCGCTGCCGGCACCCTTCACCTTGATGTCAAAACGCTTGAGCTGGCGCTGGAACGCGTCCAGACCCTCCAGTGCAGTACCCTTGTACTGCTGATCGGGGTCCATGCTCTCCAGCACCTGAGTAAAGCTCTTGCCCGCCTCATGGTACATGCCCTTCTCCAACTTCAGATTGTCAAACTGATATGCCATCTTCTTTTTCCTCCTTACAGACAGATCACAGCGGTGTTTTTCACCGTGTCCACTTCGGCCACCAGCACGGTGATGCCCTCACCGGCCTTCACGCCACCCTTGCCATCGGCCACCAGACCAACCATACCCACGTTCAGGGGCATCGTGGCGGGCACTTTGGCAAAGCCGCCCACCTGCACGCCGGTCATACCGTCCCGGGGCATACCGGAAATACCGCAGAAAGCGTCGCCTTCGCCGCAGGGGCCCACGGTGCCGTTTCCGGTCATTTTGACCACCTGACCGTCCTGTACGCCCTCTTCGGCGTAAAAGGTAGCCATCAGGTTGCCAATGTCCTCAAAAGAAATCTTGCTCATGTGTTTTTCCTCCTGTTTTAATATGAGTTCGGTCCCGCTCAGATCAAAAACGCGCCGTCAGCGCCGCCCACCGCCGCCGTCTGCACGTGATGCTCCAGCTGAGTCATCACAGGAAAACGCTTGGCAGCCTGCGTGCCGTATACACGCTTCAGCTCCAGCAGTTCCGATTCCTCCAATTTTTCGGCGATGCGCTCCATCATGCGGTGGTCCACATCGTCCTTGCTCAGTCCGCACAGGCGGACTACCTCCCGGCGCAGTCCGGCCAGATACTTTCTGCCCAAAGCAGCTTCCTGTTCCAGACAGTGCAGCTCATTCTGGCAGCCGTGCTTCACCGCCAGCTGCTTCAGGTTCAGGTTCTTCCCCTTCGTCTTCAGCACTCCGGCCTTGGGTTGGGCCGGAACGGCCACAAAGGACCACTCGAAGGCATCCACCGCGCCCTCCAGCTTGGTATAGCACAGCTTGTTCTCATAGCGTTCGCCCTTCTTGTGGGCGCAGCTGCCCGCCTGCTTGCCGCAGATGGAGCACACCGAGCGGCTGACCGCACAGCCCACACTAACCTCTTTCAGAATGCCGCCTTCCAACTGAGCGATCAGTTCCTCATTACCCGGCGTGCGCAGAATATACGCGTAACCTTTCACGTAGCGAACGGGATCGCCCACCGCAGTCAGCGCACCGGGCTCATCCACCACCTCTGTCCGGTAGATGCGGGCGGTCTGCCCTGCCGCGGTCCAGTTGTGGTCAAATATCCCCGCCTTACCAACAAAGAGCTCTGCCAGACCGTCCAGCGTCTCGCTTTCAAAGCGCTCCCCTTCACGGTCCACCTCGTTGTCGCACAGACGCACAGCAAAGGTATAGACCTCTTCCGCCGTCAGTTGCTTGCGGCTGAACCGGTTGATCTGTTCCAGTTCCTGCTCATCCACCACAGCGCTTCCGCCGCAGTGGGCCTGCTTGTTTACATTCATTCCTCTGCCTCCGCTTTCAGATTGTCCGCCTGCCGGCGGTAAAGTTCTGCTCTGGCCTCTTCCACCTGATCCTGCAGGTTGATGTCGTCCCACACCACCTGAACACTGCCGCCCCAGCCGTGTAAGCGCAGCCAGGTCTCGCAGATGCGCTCCACCACCGGCTCCAAACTGCGTCGGATGGCGGTGATCTCGCTGGTCATCAGGTCAGCCTGCTGACTGCTCATGCGCTCGGTGGAAGACCAGGAAAGGCCCAGCATAAAGGGTGGGATGCCCGTTCGGGCGATGAGCTGCTCCAGGATCTGCCGCACGGGCACTTCACTGTCCAGCACCTGATTGTCCGCGCCGATGACCCGGATATCCACGTCTCCCATGGCCACAAAATCCCTTACACCGCCCTGACCGGATGTCTGCATAGCCCGGCTCCACTCGTTTGCCACCTGTTCGCAGCGTTCCCGCGCGTACAGTTCGTCTCCCTCGGTGTTTTTGCAAACCACGGCAAAGCGCACATTTCCCACCCGTTCCCAGTTCAGTCCGATCGCCTGATAAATTTTCAGCAGGATCTCCGCCATAAAGGGCATAGAGCGCAGCAGGGACACGCCATAGGGATTTCCCGCCTCCGGCTGAAAGGGGGTGAACAGCAGCAGTTCCTGACAGGGCAGCGGCTCGGGCTGACCCGCCGTACGCAAACACAGCTGAAAATCCATAGGAGTTTCCCCCTCCAGAATTTCCACGTTTGCCGGGTCGCACCACAGCAGCGCTGCGATCTCCCGCCCCTCGCAATCGGGCACGATCTCACCCAGCGCCCGACCGCAGGTGAACAGGCAATCCATATACCCGTCCAAAAAGGCCTGAATTCCCCGCTGTCCACGGCCTGCGGGCACGGTCCTCAAAAACCGGTCCAGTTCATCCTGTGCCCGTGTCTCCTCGCACAGCACACCAACGCCGCCACACAGGCGGATCAGCTTCAGAATGGCCGCATCCACAATGGGCACAGCCTCACGAATGGCCCTGTAGATCTGACTTTCGCCTCCCTGAAGAGGCACATACTGCTGCAGCGGGCCGAAGGGATGTCCGGCGGTGTTTCGCACCTGAACTGCCGCCCCCTGTACCGCAGGCTGTTTCTTTTGAAAAAACTTCATCCGTGCTTCTCCTTTTCATATTCTGCGCCGGTACACGCTTCCGGCAAATGTGGGTATTTCGTGTGCTCCGGGCGCGGCTACGGTGGCGGCAAAATACCGTATGTCATCCATGGCGTGGTCATCCTGCTTCCGAACCCGATCCTGCGCCGCATCCTCTTCCCAGCGGTACAGTCCGAACTCCCGAATGGCATCCGGGCAGCTGCTGCAAATCACCAGAGCGCCGCTGCGCAGCAGCCTTGCGGTGGTCCGTATCCCGGACAGCACATCGTTTCTCGCCTTGACCACGCTCCACCCTTCCCGCCGCAGAAGCTCAATAAAGCTGGCTGCCGACGGATCCACCACCACCTTTCGGATCTGTCTGCCTCCTGCCAGACGGGTCAATTCCAGAACATACTCCTGGTCCGTCTTTTGCCGCCCTTGACTTCGTGAGTCATAGTAGTACTCCGCCACCCGGTACCAAACACCGGACCGCAGGCCCCAAAGTCCAAACGATGCCGGGTTGACCGTTCCGTAATCGCAGGAGATGTACCAGCACTCCATCTCTCCCTCCGGCGGCGGAGGGCACTGCTCCCTTTGAAAAAAGTCATACACCAGACCCTGTGCCGCCACCCATTCTCCCAGCACGAACCTGCGGTAAAAGTTCCCCTGAAACAGGTTCTCATAGCGTGCCCGGACCCGGGGAGACAGGGATGGGTTGTCCGCCATCGTGAAGCGAAGATACAGGGCATTGCGGCGCTCCTTCTGACAGATCCACTCCTTATAGAACCAGTGCTCCGGCCCCTCCGGATTGCAGGAGAACCAAAGCTTCGCTCCCTCCACCGAGCATCGGGCACAGGCCTGTTCCACAAAGGAACGGGGCATCAGCACCACCTCATCCAGCAAAACTCCCGCCAAGGTCAATCCCTGGATCAGGTCGGCACTTCCCTCATCCTTTCCTCCGAACAGGTAAAACACATTCTCCCGTCCACCCAACCGAACCGTAAGCTGATTGCGCGAAATCTGTTCGCAGCACTCAAAACCCAGCTGCCGAAGCAGCGGGATCTGCTCCCGCAGCAGATTGCGCCGCACCGACTGTATGGTCTTTCCGCACAGGGCAAACCCCTGTCCGTGAAAGCACGCCATGGCCCAAAAAAGAAAGGAAAGGCCCATACAAAGTGTCTTGCCGCTGCGCACCGCTCCGTCGCAGATCACCGCATCGTGATGCCGGTCCTCCCTGCGGCACCACCACATTAAAAGCCGTTTCTGCTTGGC